GGGATGTCGTACAGGATTTGATGACTGTCGGAGCCATCCTGCTGCGAGCTACTTTTGCCAGGTTGCCCTGGTGTGGTTCACGCTTCCTCGCTACACGCTGCGTGCCTAGAGGCCCACCGCCCCGATCTAGGTTTAAGGAGTTTCTGTGCGTTGTTTCCCCGACCAGAAATCCCGAGCTGGAGGTCGAGTGAAATTTGACAACCTTTTCCCGAAAGGGTATCTTCACTGAACCTCGATGAGCATCCCGAGCGTAGGGCATCCCCTTGGCCCCGTCAACCCCCGAAAGGGGGTTTGATGTTCTAGAAAGCCTTGTAACGCTGTTATGGGGCTTTTTTTTCATCTGCGGCGCTTCACGCCTTTCAGCATTTCTTTCGCCTGGTAGACCCTGAGAGGCGGTAATACGCCCGCTCTGATCCACTTCAGCACCGCGGCATCGGTCACGTTAAACGCCCTGGCAATGGCTGCCTGGGAACCAAAATGATTGAGCAAAGTTTGTGGTGTCATAGTGGCGCGAACTTTACCCATGTAAATTATTTTACGCAAGTGCGTTGACAGGGTTTTTTACTGTGGTAAACTGATCCCGTTGAGAGAAACAACGAACCAGAGAGAGGTTACTAACATGAAAATTCAAAGCAGCCCTTGGGGTCGAGTCAACTACCAAAAAGAATTTGCCCCTGGCATTTACATGATCATTACCGCGGGCCACGCTGGCATCTGGTTGTCACCAGAACGCCAGGCCCAGCTGCCCGCCTGGGCGCTCGAGATCGGCAGCCAATACTGCGAGAAACCAACCTGGTGGGAAGAAGACTGCGAGGCCGCGGTGGTGATGTATGTCTTTTTTGAAGAAATCGGCCACCACTGGCCCAGCATGACCAAAGAGAAATTGGAAAAATTTATAAGGCAATTTGGATATCTAAATTTTCCCCAGGCTGCTTGACATATAGGTTTACTTTGGTAAACTAGTGTCGTTGAGAGAAACAACACCAGAGAGAGGTAAGACAGTGAAAAAAGTACGATACATCCCGCCAGGCTACGTTCTGAGCTACATCCACGAAGCCACAGAGTTTGTGGTTTACCAGCAGGAAAAAGAGGGCCGGTTGTACGGCATCGCGTTTTCAGGCAAAAGCGCGAACCCAGCCTGGCACTACAAATTCAAAAGCCAAGAATCACTGAGCAAGCTCATCGAGGAAACGGTCGCGGGCCTCGAGGCTCACAAGGCCGCGGTGAAGGCTCGACGCGCCCAGCGGTTTGCGCCGCACGGCCTTAAAGGCGGCGAGGTGTTTAGATCCTCCTGGGGTTGGGAGCAGACCAATGTCGAGTATTACCAGGTGGTCAGCGTCAAAGGTCAGATGGTCGAGCTTCGCGAGATTGCCCAAGAGCGCCAGGAGCAGAGCTTTATGGCCGGTGAGTGTGCGCCGCTGCCAGGCGTGTTCATCGGCGAGCCGATCAAGCGCCGCGTGAGCATGACCGGCAACGTGCCAAAGGTGAAGATTCACCAATCGGCCACTGCGTACCTCGAGAAACCCATCCAGGTTATCGCGGGCGCTCCGGTCTACGGAAAACAGTATTGGTCGAGCTACGCTTGACAGCACGGTTTACTGTGGTAAATTTACCCACGTTGACAGAAACAACGCATCCAGAGAGAGGAAGCAACATGGAATTCGATACACAAATCTGGCTCTACGGCACCCTGGTCGAGGTCACCGTCGAATACGAACAGGTTGACGAAGGCGTAGAGATCGAGAAAGCCACCGTCATCGGGGTTTACCACAAAGGCGACAATCCCCGCCTACGCGATTACACCGCGCTCAATACTGACTTGTACCTATGGGGCAGCGAGATGACGCCAGGCCTCTACGATGAGCTCGTTTGCAAGGCTGAAGAGTACATCGACGCACTGCGCTGGGAAGGGGATTGCGATGAAGCGTGAGCATTGGGCAGTGATCGGCCTGATCGCGATCTACCTATTAGCGGGCCTTGTCGAGCCCTGTGACGGCCACAGCTGCGCGGAGGTGATCGATGGACGATGACACCTGGTGGCACCAAATCGACCTCGAGATGCAGGAGCGCGAAGAGCTCGAACGCATCGAAGCCTGCAACCAACAATTATCTAACCTGAAGGAATATACCTATGCAGAGTGACACCATCGGCGCCTTAGCCGCCGCATTATCCAAAGCACAAGGCGCGATCACGGGTGCCCTGAAAGACAGCAGCAACCCGTTTTTCAAAAGCAAATATGCCGACCTTGCCTCATGTTGGGACGCCTGTCGAACCCAGCTGTCGGAGAACGGCCTCGCCGTCATCCAAGCGATCGACATCATTGGCGATAAGCCTGTGCTGATTACGACGCTTGCCCACTCGAGCGGCGAATGGATTAAGTCGATCACGCCTGTGCTGACGAAGGATGACAGCCCCCAGGCGCAAGGCTCTGGGATTACCTATGCCAGGCGATACGCCTTGGCTGCGATCGTAGGCCTAGCCCAGATCGACGATGACGCCGAGGCCGCCCAGGCGCGTCACAAGCCTAAAACAGAAATTGACCCTGATGTAGTTGCATTGATTAACAACGCACAAACGGTCGAGGAGCTCACCAAGTTGTTTAAGCGCCTAAGCAATGAGCAACGGCTCGCGCATATGGCTGTGTTCACCGCCCGCAAGAAAGAACTGACACCCCCACCGGAGGCAGCGTGATGATGCAGTCCTACCAACAAGCTAACCGCGAGGAATGGCTACAGTCCCGCCTCGGCAAAGTCACCGCCAGCCGCGTTGCTGATGTCATCGCCAAAACCCGATCAGGCTACTCAGCAAGTCGCGATAACTACATGGCCCAGCTGATCGTCGAGCGACTGACGGGTAAACCTACCGAGTCGTTCAGCAACGCCGCAATGGAGTGGGGTACGGAGCAGGAACCGCACGCTAGGGCTGCATATGCGGCCCGTACAGGCGAGCTTGTCGAGGAGGTGGGGTTTATTGACCACCCGACGATACAAGGCGCTGGGGCGTCTCCTGATGGCATCGTCGGCGAGGGCCTAGTCGAGATCAAATGCCCACAGACCAACACGATACTTGAGTGGATTCTCACTCGCACGATTCCCGCTCGATACTTGGCCCAGATGCAATTCCAAATGGCTGTGACAAATGCGAAATGGTGCGATTTTGCGGCCTACGATCCAAGGCTGCCTGAGCACTTGCAGCTGTTGATCATTCGTGTCGAGCGCGATGACACGCGCATTGCCGAGATCGAGGCCGAGGTGTCTATGTTTTTGGGCGAGTTGGAAGACAAAGTTAACAAATTGAATGAGGTGAAACTGTGACCTACGACAATACGAATACAGGTGTTTTATTCCGAGCCGGCGAGAAGCGTTCCGATAAGAGCCCTGATTACATCGGCTCGCTCAACGTCGAGGGGCGTGAGTGGACGATCTTTGGACGTATGAAAAAGTCCAAGGCCGGCAAGCCGTTTATGAGCTTGAGCGTGACCCAGCCGAAGCCTAAACCCGAGGCCAAGGTCGACGTCGAGTTCGATGACGATCTGCCGTTTTAACCATGAACGGTTTCAGAATTTTCATCGGCTACGATCCTCGCGAGGAGATCGCGTACAAGGTCGCCAGGCATACCCTGCTTGAGCATTCGACGATACCGCTTGATATCAGGCCTATCGTGCAGTCTGAGCTACGTCGGCTCGGGTTATATACGCGAGACCGAGATCCGCTATCGAGCACCGAGTTTAGCTTTACGCGATTTCTGGTGCCGCACTTGGCGGGGCATAAGGGCTGGGCGCTGTTCGTCGATTGCGACTTTATGTTTCGGAAAGATATCTCCGAGATCTTGGAATACACCGATCTCAACAAAGCGGTGATGGTCGTGAAACATGACTACACGCCACTTGAAGAAACCAAAATGGACGATCAGCAGCAACACCAATATCCCAAAAAGAATTGGTCAAGCTGCATTCTGTGGAACTGCGAGGCCGAGGAGAGCAAAGCGCTTACCCCCGACATCGTCAACATCCAAAGTGGAATGTACTTGCATCAGTTTAAGTGGATACCTGACCCGTCAAGGATCGGCTCGCTGCCGGTGAAATTTAACTACCTGGAAGGATGGTATACGCCAGCTGATGAAAATGACCCTGTAGCGGTGCATTTCACGCGAGGCGGCCCTTGGTTCCCGCGATGGCAAAACGTCGAGTACAGCAGCGAATGGAATGCAGCTGCAGTGCGAGTCTTGCAAGGAGAACGCGAAGGTGATTAGCGAAGAACGTGCAGAGAAAGCATTACGGTTTCTCGTTGAAACCGACGATTCGTGCGCCGAAGCTCGCGGCGAAATGGAGCGGGCAGAGATCGCTTGGAAACGCACCCGCGAGGCCGTGTTTACGCATACTGAGGGAACGGTGGCCGAGCGCCAGGCACTCGCGATGCAGCACGCCAATACCAGAGAGGCGCATGAAATTTACGTCGCGGCATTGCAGGGGTATTGGAAGCTCCACAACAAACGCGACACCGAAAAAATCGTGTTAGATGTTTACAGAACCGTATCAGCCAATAAGAGGATGGGAGCATGACACAAACCGACGCCATTCGATCTCACTTGATCACGCGCCGCGTGATTACACCTTTAGATGCATTGAATGAGTATGGGTGCTTTAGGCTTGCTGCGAGAATTGTTGAGCTACGCCGCGAAGGGTTGGATATTGAGACGGTTATCGAAAAGCGTAACGGGAAGCGTTATGCACGTTACATTCTGCGCGGGCAAGCGGAGATGTTTGGGTGAATTACCGCAAATTCGCTAAAGATCGCGGGTGCTTAGTACGCATTCCTGGCGTTTGTAACTTTAATAGCCAAACCGTTGTATTGGCTCATATACGCCTTGCAGGGATCTCTGGCATGGGAACCAAAGCACCCGATCTGCTCGGCGCCTGGGCGTGCTCTGCGTGCCACGATGAGGTCGACGGTCGCACGAATAAGAGCGGCCTATCCCGCGATGAGTTACGCCTCGCGCATTTCGAGGGCATGGCGCGCACGATCGCGCAGCTGGTTAAGGAGGGGTGGGTATGAACTTCCTCTGCGACACCCCTTACGTCGAGTGCCATGTTCGCAATGAGTTCCTCTATGACCAGGCAAAAGGCCAGGGCGAATACACCGAGGCGACGATATTCGGGTTTCGCGCAGAGCCTGCTCGAGTGCCTATGTTCCAAATCATGCTGGCATCGGGCGCGCAATGGGCTCGCATCCCAATACACGCCCTCTGTATAGCGCCCTGTGAGCCGCTCTCAGTCGATCTCTGCGCCTGGTGGGATAGTTATGGCTACTACGCCCAGGTACACGCCTTCGCGTTCTTACGTAACCACAGAGTCAGCGCTCTAGGCCGTGACGGTCAGATCCGCAAAGGCACTTACCTTTTCACAATTGATTGGGCCAAGGATGGGTGGTCAGAGGTCAGCGATCAGCACAAAAACCATCACGTTATCGCCCTTGATAGCGCCAAAGGAGCGGGCAAAGGGCAGCTGATTGCCTACCCGAATAACCGATTGCTATGGTCAGATCCTAGCTGGATCGACCCAAAACCTGACAAAGAGTGGAGATCACCGAGCGATAGCTACAGTGTGGAGGCCTTATGATCCGACGATGGTTAGAGCGATATCGCGCCTGGCGAGCTTACGAATGGCGCTGGGTGCCTGCTCCGAATGTGAGATGTTCTCGAGGAGGGAGGGATTACTGGTGATCGATAATCAATCAGAACCTGGTGCATGGGAACGCGAGCTTAAAAAGCTCCCTTGGGGATATGGTCAGAAACGCGAGCCGACCATCGCTGAGATCCTGTATCGAATGCGAGCGCATGGGCTTGACGTTGAGGCCGATATTATCGCTCGAG